CTATTATCGCCAGAGGGCGGCCCTGACCCAGCAGCAGCTGGCTGATTCGCTGAATGTGCACCGGGCATCTATTATCGCCTGGGAGACCGGCCAGAGCTGGCCCAGCGCGGCGTTGCTGCCGCTGATCGCAGATGTCTTGCTGTGCAGCATCGACGAGCTATACAGCCAACATAGCACAGAGGAGGCGGAGAGTCCATGACGCAGAGCGGCGGAAATATTTACGGGAGATACCGCCGGGCGGCGGGTCTGACGCAGGAACGGGCCGCGGAGCTGCTGGACATGCCGGTGCGCACGCTGGCACACTGGGAGGCCGGGACATACCTGCCGCCGGATGACAAGGTGCTGCGGATGGTGGATATCTATCAGGCACCGACTCTTGCCATTGAGCATCTGAGGAGCCGTTCCGCCATGGCGGCACAGCTGCTGCCGGATGTTTCGCCCCTGTCGTTCCCGGAAGCGGCGCTGGCTCTGCTGGCGGCAGTGAAGGAGTTTGAGGTGGGTGAGAACGACCTTGAACTGATGAAAATCGCCGCCGACGGCAAGGTCAGCGGCGAGGAAAAGAAGCGGTATGCATATATAATGTCCAGGCTGCTGGACATTGTGGACGCGGCCTACACGCTGCGGATGAGCACATGGGAGGACACGGCAAATGCCAAGGACTAAGCTTGATAAATATTCAAAGCCCCGGCATGAGTGCGACAGAGTCAAGGCGCTGATCCTTGAGGCGGTCAGGACTCAGCATGTCTCCGGCGCGGCACTGGCCAAGATGGCCGGATGCGGAGAGACAGCATACTACGCCATGATGAACCGGCACTCGGACACTTGGCCGCTCAGCCGAATCAAAGGGCTTTACTCCGGGCTGAACATCCCGCTGGAAAATCTCCAGAGCGCCATTCGTTATTAAGGAGGCTGCCATGATTTTGACTTATATTCTATACGGACTTGGAACCTTGTGTCTTTGGAACGCTGCCAGCTACGCCCTTGAGCGCGAGTGGTGGCTCCTGGGCTTGAGCGTCATGCTTCTTGGCATGTGCGGCGCCGCACTCTGGATCCTGAAGGAGGTGCCGATTTGACGAACTTCGAGAAGATGCTCCGCGACACAAGCATTGCGGATATGGCCGCCGCGCTTTCTGCCTCTTTTGAGGCCAATGCGGCCAGTGCCCGGCGCGGCCCATATGCGAAAGCGTGGAGGACGAATTCGACATCAGCTGCACGGATGTGCTGAAGCTCTGGCTGAACATGGAGGCGGAGCCGATGCCGGAAGCACCGAGGGAGGCCGGCGGGATTATGTACCAGCTGGGAAAGGGAGGAAAAGGAGGATTCTAATGATAGTTGTGGCTTTGTTTATTGCCGCGTTTGTTCTTACCGTGGCTGTATTTGGATTGTTTTTTATTGTTGGCGGAGTTCAAGATTTAATGCTCGGAGATATTGATGGAATTTTGCCTGTTTTGTTTGGCTTGGTTTTGGTGCTGGGGGCGGCAAGCCTTGCGGTTATTTTCTTTGTTCCGGCATAAAAAATCCCCCGGCGGACTGAGAGTATCCACCGAGGGCATAGCCGAAGCCATGAGGACAATTCTTATATTAGCACAACTCCAAACAAAATGCAAGCCCCTGTAGGGGCAATAACACCTCATCCGCCCCTTGTGGGGCACCTTCCCCTCAAGGGGAAGGCATGAGGAGGAAGGAAGAGAGCTATGGAGGACAAACCCAGCTACTGGGCGGTTTTGCCAGCGACCGTCCGCTATGACGAAAACCTTTCGTCAAGCGCTAAGCTGCTTTACGCGGAAATCTCCGCGCTGACGCAGAAAACCGGCTATTGCTACGCCGAGAATTCTTACTTTGAACAGCTTTACAGCTTGACCGAGAGGACGATCATCCGCCTGATCCGGGAGCTGGAGGCGGGAGGCTACATAAGAATAGACGGCGGCGGCACAAAATGCCGTAAAATCTACGCCGGGGTCAACACATTCCGGGACACTGACAAAAATGTCAGTGAGCCGCTGACAAAAATGTCAGTGCCGACTGACAAAAATGTCAGTGAGCCGCTGACAAAAATGTCAGTGCCGACTGACAAAAATGTCAGTGCTATTATTAATAATATAAATAACAATACTATTCCCCCAAAGCCCCCCAAGGGGCGGCGGGAAAAGAAAACAGCTGATTGGAAGCCGGAGAGGTTCGAGGGCTTCTGGAGATTCTACCCACCCGTCAACGGGAAGCGACCTGCAAAGAGCAGAGCCATCAGAGCCTGGGACAAACTCAGGCCGGACGATGAGACCATAGCTCAGATGGGCAAGGCCCTGCAGAGAGAAATTAATTCCGAGATGTGGCGGAAGGGAGTAGGAATTCCATATGCATCCTCTTGGCTGAACAGCCGGGCATGGGAGGACGAGATCGTGGATACCCCCAGGATCGTGCCCAGATCGGGCACAGCGAGCGGCTGGGCTGAGACAGGGGAGGTATTTTAATGACCGACCTGCGTGAGCTGCAGCTCGCCCTTGTGGGAGAGGGGCTGCGACATCCGGAGAGCTTCGGCGAGCAGGCCGCGGCCCTGAGCGTTGAGGACTTTCCCGATGACATCCTTGCTGTAATCTGGGGCGCTATGCGTAGTTTGCATTTCGCGGGGCTGCCCATCGACAGGCTGACCGTCAAGCACAAGCTCGGCGGAGACAGCGCGTGGGACGCACCAATAGACGAGGCTTTGGGGCGCAGCTGCTCCGACTGCGCTTATTATTCCACGCTCCTCCGGGAGGGGGTGCGGCTCAAGAGACTGCAGACTAAGGGCTCAGCTCTTGCTTTCGCAGAGGATATCTCTGCAGCCGAGGAGATAATGGGTGAGCTGAGCAAGATATTTGCCGGGCGCTCGGCCGCCGAGGTAACCGGGGCGGAAGCCGCCGCACATGAGTTTCTGGACCGGCTTGAAGGCAAACGGCCGGATTACATCCGCACAGGCTTTAGGGAGCTGGATGCTCCGCTTTTCCTTGAGGCAGGGGATTTTATCGTAATCGGCGGATACCCGAAAGCGGGTAAGACCATGCTGGGCACTCAGATCGCCCGGCACCTGGCGGCTGATCGGCGGGTGGGCTATTTCTTCCTTGAGTCCAACAAGCGCAAGCTGATGGACAGGATGATCTGCTCTATGAGCAGGGTCCCTCTGCCGAAAATCAAGAACCGTAACATGAACAGTTCGGACTGGGTCGCCGTCACCAAGGCGGCAGAAGATTTCTCCAAGCTTAAGCTGGAGATCATCGACGCGGCGGGCATGAGCGTGCAGGACGTACAGGCGCTCAGCCTTAACCGGAGATACGAAGTGATTTTCGTGGACTATCTCCAGCTGCTGAATGCGCCGGGAGAGAGCTTCTACAATCAGGTGACCAACATCTCCAAGGGGCTGCATGTCTTCGGGCAGAAGCACGGCATTACAGTCTTTGCCCTGGCTCAGCTGAGCCGCCCAGAGAAAACCGGCGGGAAGCCCAAGCCGCCCAATTTATCCAGCTTCCGTGAGAGCGGACAGATAGAGCAGGACGCGGACGCGGCAATGCTTCTTTACCCAGCCGACCCCAATGATAATCGCAGCAACCGAATCCTTAACCTCGCCAAGAACAAGGAGGGCGAGGCGGTGCGGCTGGAGCTGGCCTTCGATGGCGCCGTCCAGACCTTTACTCCTCTCAGTCCCGCACTGAGCCGCGCTGAGAGCTTTAAGGAGGGCGAGCGCCAACTAAAAGAAATGCAGCGCCAGCAGCAGGTCACTTTTGAGGATCCGCCCGGAAGTGAGGACATACCATTTTGAGGAGGACATAAAATGAGCAAGACCGACATTGAAGTGGGCCGCAAAATCAAGTTCATCCCGGCCGGGTGGACTGACGGCGGGCCGAACATTCTTCCGGAATTCATGAATAAGCATGTGGTCGGCCACATCGTCATGGTGGACACGGCGCGGGCATTGTTCCGCATAGAATATGAGGCCAAAGGCGAGCTGTGCCATGAGTGCTTCAAGCTGCCCTTGCTGCCCTGCGATAAGGTGCAGAAGATATGGGCGTAAAGGAGAGACAGCATATGGAACACAGAGCCTACACGGCAATGAACGACATTGATTCCTTCGTGGACATGTTCAGTTGCGCCAGCGGATTGCCGGCATGGAAGCTGGAGGGATGGCTCGAGATCTATTTCAAGCTTCGAGTGCTTCAGGAACTCGAAAAGGATGAGCGTCAGCGTGAGAACGAGAGCGGCGTGGAGATCGTGTCTGCGCCTGCGGTACCGCTGCCTGAAAAAGCAGCACCTCCGCCGCCGCCTCCTGCCCCACCTGACGATGATCCGCCGACCAAAAAAAACTCAGCGGCAATGGGGCGAGGCGCAAGCGCGAGATCCTTGACCGGCTGCACGCCGCCCGAAGCAAGGGTATCAGCTCTGTTAAGCTTGTTGAAGCTTCGGGCGGCAAGCTTAATAGAGACCAAATCATGAACGCATTGCAGTGCATGCACCTGCATGTCAGTGTGTGGGAAGAAATATCCACCGCGCTTGAGAAGCTTGGATATTGAATTTAGATAAAACAAAAGGAGAGCAATGAGGACATGAACACAATCGCCGTCGTCAACTTAAAAGGAGGGGTGGCGAAGACCACCACCGTCATCAACACCGCCGCGATCCTTGCGGCAAAATTCAGAAAGAAAGTGCTGGTTATCGACGCTGACAGCCAGTGCAATACTACGGAATTCCTTCAGCGGGACAAAATGCATCCCTACACTCTGGCAGATCTTCTGCGCAATGGATTCAAGAATGGAGAGACCCACATTGAGCACAGCAACCTGCCCGACGTGGATCTTCTCCCGGCAGACGAGAGTCTGATGGATCTTGACTTAACCAAGGTGGAGAGCGGCAGCGCCTCAGCCAGCTGCCTGCGAGATATGCTGCGGGGCGAAAACGGCATAGGCTGGGCCTATGATTATGTGCTCATCGACTGCCCACCGGCTTTCAATGCAGCAGCATGCGCGGCTCTGGTGGCGGCAGAAAATGTGGTGATCCCCCTTAAGCTGGACGCATTTTCTCTGCGCGGCATGGCGAACATCCTTCGTCAAGTGCAGAATATGCGGGCAATCAACTCCAATCTTACCGTGGCAGGACTGCTGCCAACCATGTGGTACAACGCCCCCAATATCGTTTCCGCCGAGGACACACTTCGTTCCTTCGGCCTGCCGGTATTCTGCCATATCCGACGGACGCCCAAGGTGGACGACATGACCTTTGCTCAGCGGCCGCTGATGTACTCAAGCCCCAACAGTGCCGCCGCCAGAGACTATAATCTCTTTGTGGGTGAGCTTATGAGGGGGTGCAAGTAATGGCATTCAATCTGGCTGATGTACTGGGCGGCCTGAATGTGCCCAAGGCGGGCACCGGGCCGGAGCTCCAGATCATAGATATTTCTGCCCTTCGCGCCGACGAGAAAAATTTTTACGCTGTGACCGAAGAAAGCGTGGCAGAGCTTGCGGCCAACATTGAGCTTGTTGGGCTGCAGCAGCCGCTTAATGTTCGGCCTGACCCGGAGCATGACGGCACTTACATAGTAATCTCCGGTCACCGCCGTCTGGCGGCTTTGCAGCTTCTGGTCAGCGAGGGCAAGGACTTTGCCGCCGTCCCCTGCATGACAGTGGAAAACGGCAGCGAGGCTCTCAACGAGCTGCGGCTTATTTACGGCAACGCCAACACCCGCCAGCTGAGCAACTGGGAGCTGAGCCGACAGGCGGAGCGTGTGCAGGAACTTTTCTATCAGCTGAAAGAGGAGGGGATGGAGTTCCCCGGCCGCATGCGTGACCATGTGGCGCAGGCCTGCCAGGTGAGCAAGTCCAAGCTCAGCCGACTGAAGGTCATCAACGAACAGCTGGAAGTGTTTGTCGAGCTTTGGCAGAACGACAAGCTCAGCGAGGCCGTAGCCTACGAACTGGCCCAATGCCCGCAGGAGCTGCAGTGGCGTATCCGGGACATTAAAATTAAGCCCGAAAAACTTAACGCAGAAAAGCTTCGCCGTGTACGCGAGGCATGGGACAAGGGCGCGCGCTGGAATATGGAGATCATGTGCACGCCAACCGGAAAGACCTGCGGGCATGGAGATGCCGCTCTCAGGCGCGATCTGAAGGCGGATAGCTGGCAGGGGCTCTGCAAGGGTGAAAAATGCTGTCTCCTCTGTGAATACGGCGCTGAATGCCGCAACGGTTATGGCGCCTGCGAGGCCATGTGCCGCATAGCTGCAGATAAACGCAAGGCCCGGAAGCCCGAAGCCGAGCGCGAGGCAGCCGAGTACAAGGAAAAGTGCAAGGCCAAAGCCCACGAAGAACTCCAGGCGCGGCTGGCACCTTATGTGAAGGCCGCTGAAGCTGCCGGACTTGCGGAAGATGTGCGCTTTGCGTTCAGCTACGACCGCGCAACGGTGGGTGAGTTGAAGGCATGGCTTCAGTATCCTGAAAGTGTCCGGGTACCCTGGTGGTTTAGGAAGCCGGAGGCTACGGACCTCGCCAAATTCGCAGACGCCTGCGGATGCAGTGTGGACTTCCTGCTGGGAAGGACGGAAGTCATGGCAATGGCGTGCCCTGCGCTTCCCCGGAATGAGCCAAAATGGCAGACCGGGGAGCCGGAAAATGATGGTTACTATTGGTGCCGTCTTGACTTCCACGATGGCTTGGAGCCGTGGACAGACGAGATGCGCTATAGGAACGGGCAGTGGCGCAACTTGCCCGATGATGTTAAGGTCATCGGCTGGTGGCCGCTGCCGGAGGAGTAAAAAATGGAAAAATATCCCGAAATACTTGAATTAGCAGATTATTGCAATTCGATTGAACTTCCTGTTTTGGTCGAACGTCTGCACGATGGGTATGCCGTCCGCTTTCCGAACGGAGGAGATTTTGTGCAGCATCACTTCAGCTATGGCGCCGAGTCTGGCTGCGTTGAACCTGCCATTGGCTGTGACGATGATTACAGCGCTGTTGAATTAAGCCGTGCTAAAAACCTCGTGATTTGGCACCGGATCAGCCTGGAAAGGCCGAACAAGGAGGGAACCTGATGCACGACATTGAATTTACCGTGTCCGATGTCCGGGACGGAGAGAAGTTTTATGCTCTCCGCATAAACGGAAAGCTGATCGAGGATAATCTCAGCATTGATGAGGTCATCCGCCGAATTGCCAGGGAAGATGCGGACTGTCTGGGTGAGCGCCACATGACGCTGCCGGAAAATCTCAAGTCCCGGCACAGCAGGAGGTGACGGGGATGGACAGAAGATGCAGCGGCGAGCACTGTCCCATGCAGCTGGGCTACGATGTGGCGGGCTGCGATATGACCGCAGAATGCCGCTTCTTCAGCCCGGCTTCAAAGCCTGCCTACCACATCTATCGCACCGGCGAGCGCTGCCCGTGCTGCGGCCAGCCCATAAAACTGACTGACCCTGCGTCTCTGGAGATGTTCAGCCGCATCTGTGCGATCTGCAAGCTGCCGCCCTGGCCGGAGGATGCAGCTGATGAAGTGTAATCTTTTTTACTGCGACCGGGCACGGGAACGGCGCTGCTGCAGCGTGTGCCCAAGACGGGACCGCTGCTCCAACCGCTGTCTTAACAGCCCCGACAGATGCGGGCAGGCGGTGGAGCAGGTCAGCGGCAAGGCCAAGGGCAGGATTGCGAGCTTAAGTTGATATTATATGAGGTCAGAGGCCATGAGGGCAGAGGACGATTACCGAAGGAGGATTCGCCTTTATGGCCAAGACCAAAAAAATAATCAGCGCAGGGGTTCTGCGCATCGAAGTGGTGTACGACCGGATCAACCGCCGCGACGATGCCCGGACACGGGCTGCCAAACAAAAGGCTCAGAACGAGGCGCAGGCGCGAATGAATGCCAAGTATTCATGGCAGAAGCTGGAACAGATGCTGGCGGCAAACTTCCTGCCGGGGGACTGCGTGCTGTGCCTCGACTACGACAACAAGTGGCTGCCCTTCTCCCGGCGGGAAGCTGACTACCGGCTGAAGCTCTTCCGCGCTGCAATGAGCGCGATCCGCAAGGCCGCAGAGCAGGAGTTCAGAGCGGTGTGGTGTACCGAGAGTCGCCACGATGCGG